AAGGTAGGTGATGGCCGTCGACAAGGCCGCCCCTGCCTGCGGTCCGTTGGTAAACGGGGCGTTGATCTGTACCGTGTTCAAATTCGTCACTGCGGTCACAAACCGGATTTCCATCGCCGTAGCTACCGCTTGGCCGGCACTCAATCCGTGTGGCCCCGAAAACACCAGCGTTGCGCCCGCCACGGAACTGATTGCGCCCGGTGTTGCCGATACCGGAGTGGCTCCCAACGCCGCCTGAAACAGCGGTCCGTAGGACGGGCTTCCGTTCGCGCTAACCCAGTTTGTCAAATAGGTCTTCAATGCGAAGCTCGTCTGTTTTTGTCCCCCCACCGGTAAACCCGTGAAAGTGCGGCTTCCCGTCTTGTCTTTGCGCTCGGTCACCGTTAGTTTCTGGCTTACCGTCAGTTTTACGGCCGGAATCCGGTTGCTGGCCGAAACCGTCGCCAAGCTCCCATATCCGCTTTCTAGCGCCGTGTAGAAACGGTTTGCATTGGAAGAAATGTATGACATGCTAGTTGATGCTCACTCCAATCTCGAAAATCACTTTTGCCGACTGCACGAAATTCTTACCCCCATGTTTCACCGCGCTGAAGGCCGCCTGATACCCACCCCCGTAATACATGCCGTCGCCCCAATCCCCGCGGCTGAAGTCCAGCACTTGCATCATCGCGTCCGCGTAGCAGGCCAGTGCCGCCTCCAATCCGTCGATTCGGTCCTGAGAATGTCGAATCTCTATTGCCATCTGCGCCTTTCCCGAAAACGTCCGGAATTTCTCTTCCAGCAGGTTGCTTACCTTCTCGCAGTAAACCTGCAGCAAAGGATAATGTAAAGCCTGGCTCCGGTCGCTGATCTCTACTGAGACGTTCTGTGCGCTAACCTGCTGCGTCCTGATAAGGTCCACCGGCAATGGCCCCGGCATACTCGCCGATTGTAAGGTGGCATTCATCCCTGAGTCCGACGTAATGAGCTGCATCACCTTACTTGTAGTCGCTCCCGCTACACTCCCTGTCATTAGCCTCTCTCCAACACTCGCGGCGTCGGCTGGATGTAGTTCGGCTCCTGTCCGCGGCTCGGCCTCGTCCCTGCGGTCAGAAGGAAGTCCGGTTGAATCCATGCCGCGCTGAGATCGATCGGCGTTCCGTTTTGCCGAATCAAACTGCCCGGTGAAGTCCCAAGATAAACCTGCCAGCCCGTAGCACATTCCGGTGCACGAGACGGCCGCACCATCAGGCTCGTGCCCGTCACAGTGAATGCAGTCGGTGTTGTCCCGGCGCTTTCCTCCGCCGCCCGGTTTACCCATCCAGTCGAGACGTAGTAAGTACCGCTTTCGAGGTTTCCCGGCGCGCTCGTAACGGTTGGCGGTTCACCTTTTCTTAGAGGCAGTGACACCAATCCTATCCCTGCGTGAATCAGCTTGTCGCTCGCCCACCGCGCAAGTTGGTGAAACTGCGCCTGCTTTTCGGCGTAGCGGTCGTTCAATTGGCTGTAGTACGCATCCGCGTATACCAGTTCAATCGTCCGATAGATGTGCCACAGGCGCAACGGGCGAGTTACCACAATGTGCTCCAAACTTGGTGTCGCCTCTGACCATAGGGACCCTCCTGAGTAGCTGACACGGCGCAAAAGCACCTCCAGCTCAATGTCGAGTTCTTCATGGGCGACGCGCGCCTTCCCGGACACATCAATGCCTTCGAGGCTTGCCACGGTCAGCAGTTGAGAATCCTGTGCCGAAAGGTCCTCGAGTCCGTCGGCTGGTCCATCTACGAATAGCGCCATGCTCGCCTACCCTTTATTGGACTTTTGTCCGCCGCGGAGCCGGTCTAGCTCCGACGCGCTCACGATTGTCACTTGTATCTTGCGGGCGGCCTCCGCCTCGTCTGCGATGCGCTTGGCCTCCGCTTGAGCTTGCCGGAAAGTTCGTGTTTCTTCCGTCGTCGCTAGGCGCGCCGCGCCGTCCACGACCATCTTCGCCGCGATCCCAACTGGAACCTCAGTGAGCGTTCCTTCCTTTCCGCCGTCCGGCGTTTCGCGGCTCACAATCACCGGGCACGGATCCGTAATCTTGGCCTGCGCGTCGCGGATTTTTTGGTAATAGATTCTTAAATCCATTTATCTCCTTAATTGAAATAGCAAGGGCGGGTTCTTCAACCCACCCTGCTTTTGTTTGCAGTCCTATGGCCCTGGTCCCGGACTCCTACGTGTTGACTTGCACGCCCGCGGCGTTGCGCAGCACTCCGCACCCGTACAGTACGTCCACGGTGAATTGTTGCGCCAGGGTATTCGGCTGGTAGCTCATTACCACCCGCATGCCGAAGTTTCCTAGCTCCGCGTACTCTGCGATCGCACCCGTTCCCGGCAAAGGCTGGGGCAGGCGTCGAATCACGAGGCCGATGGCGTCCCGCGTAAACGCCAAATTGTGCGTGTTTGTTGGGGTCGTGCCGGTCTGTTGCACATACTGTGAGCGGAACACATAGAAATCTTTGTATTTGCCGATCGTGCCGTCGACCAACGCCGTTAGACCTGCCGCTCCGGCGGTCTGAAATTCCTCAAACAGCGGAATCTGCCGCCATGCCGAATACGCGGCAGCGTTCACCACGATGAACTTCGGCGCCGACGGCGGCACCTTGGCCAAAAACAAGGCCGTCTCCGCCGCGTCCACCGTCGCTTCGGTTAATGCCGTACCCGGCGTTCCCACCGGAGTATTTGTCGTGAAACCCGCGTACAGGCCCAGCAGATTTGTTTCGATGCTCTCTGCGATCGCCGCCACCGCCGGCTGCATGTAAATTTTCAGCAGGTCCGGCACGGCCAGCACTTTGGTTACGTCGGGAATTTGAAAAGTCGCCTCCACGTGCGTATTCAGCACGATTTGCGCATTCCCCAAACTCGGGTTCTGCGGAGTCACTGTCCCGCCGGCGGCGATATTATTTGCCACCATCGTCGGTGGAATCGGTATGTTCACCGTATCGCCGGCGTTCGCCAGCACCGGCTCATAGTCCCGGTTCACCAGGTTACCCATCACCAGGTTTCCTACCAGTACCGGCAAAGCGTCCGCCGCCACCAGTTTTACTATCGCGTTTGCGACGTTCGTCGAAGTAATAGATCCCATTCTGTATCCTTAAGTTATTTGAGTTGTTGGTCTCGGGAACCTGAGCCGTCCGCTGCCTCGCGGCCTAAAAGGCGGTTCGTCTTTCCCGTTCGCGTCTGCCTTGGTCGGCAGAACCGTCTAATCTGGCCCTACTGACTGTCAGGCCCCTTTTAATGCCTGTGTAGCCACGCGTACGATTTCCTCTCGGACGCGCTGCATTTCCTCGGGTCGCATTCCCGGCCGAATCCGGTCGATCCGGATGTCATTCGCCGACGAAACTGCCGTCTTCTGGGTCGCTGTCATTCCCGTCCCCCCGGCGATGCGTGCGGGCAAAAACTCGGGGTTGTCGTTTACGAATGTTGTTAGATACTCCCGCACTGGAACGTCCCCGGCCTCGGTTCGTCCCACAAATCGCCCGTCGCCGGTCCGAACGATCTCGTCCTGAACCGCCTTGAATGCCAGATCGACTTTGTTTACACCCAAGCGCTGTAACTCGCTCCGTACTGCTGAGCCTCGTTCCGCTTCTTCGGCCACCTTTTGGCTTCTTCGGTTCTCCTCTACTAGCTCGTTTACTCTCCTTTCCAATTGTTCGCGGCGCCTCCGCTCCTCTTGCAATTCCGCCTTATAAGCCGGTTCGCTTTTCGCATGTTCCGTCTTGGTAAATTCGTCGATCGCCTGTCTCACGATCGCTTGAACGTCGGTCTCTTCCATGAACGTTTCTCAACTCCTGGTTAGCTTCCTGCCTTGGTCCCGCTGTCGATCTCCTGCGCAACCCGGTTGCGCACCTCCTGCCTCGCGTCGGCCAGGTACTGAAATGCCAGACGCTTGAACACCTGCTGCCGTAGGGTGTCCGATGGTACCCCTAGCGCGAGCAACTTCGCTCCGTTTTCGAGCGACGTCCCGAAATCGTCGATATCGAATTCATCCATCCCCGCCACGTCTGGCATCACGCCGTCCTGCCGGGCTGCCGCGACCGCCCCCAGCACCTGTTTGATGCTCTGCCGTACCATCGCCCCGTAAGCCCCTAGCACTTCGTCCGTCGTGGCAAAGTCCAGTTGCTTGCTTAGGCCGGATTGTTGGGTGTTTCCCCCCGTCGCCTGGCTCATGAGGTAGCAAACGCGGTAGATCTCGTCTTTCAACTGGGTCAGATTGTCCGCTGCAATTTGGTAGACCTTCCCCTCGGGTTCGGTCCAGCCGAATCGGTCTCCCTGCCCAAGCTGGATGTAATAGGATTCGCCCACCATATCCGCCCACGGCCGGTCTGAGTACACCACCGGCATCGCAAACAGCCCCATCGTTAGCGCCCACGAGAGCGCGTTCGATTTGTTGAAGTGCTCCAGTTGAAGCAGCGCCGCTTTGTTCATCAGCCAAAGCCCTTCACTGACCCGCATTTGGAAGACCGGCACTCTTCGTAAGGTCGAAAGCCCATGCCGCCCTTCATCCACAATGTCGATTGGACCGGTTTCTTTCGCCCGGCTGAACACTGCATACCGTTCGCGGTCATAGTGGATCCACCGCGTCTCTTCCGCCCAACTTGCCGCCGCCTCCGGTACTTGCCGCAAGCAGCTCGTCCGTATCGTCACCCATTCCAGCGTTCCGTCGCTGTCGTATGACCAGTTGATAACTTCCTCGGCGCTGTAGTCGGTCAGATAGGCCCGTGACTGCCCCAGGGCGTCTTCCTCCGCTCGGCTCTGGGCTTTCCCCGTCGCTCGCGGAAAGTCCACCACCATGTAGCTCCTTCCGCAAACCAGGGCGTCCACGAACCGTCGCCTTAAAAACTCCGTCAGGCACGTCCCCTTTAAATCGGAATCGTTGCTCAGGACACTGTAGTAACCTTGCGCCGCGCTGTCGCCGCCCTCCAGCAGAATCGTCGGCGCCGCGTGCATCAGCGTCGCCGCGTACCAATCGATTATCGACCCGATGTAGTTTTGGTAGAACACCCGTGCCAGGCGCTCCAGGTAAATGTCGCCCGGCTCCTTGTGCCGCCGCACCAGGTAGTCCGCCGCCCGCTTCCGCAACTGCTCCCCGCCAACGTATAGGTCCCGGTAGCGTCGCCACATGCCTTTGTTGGCCGTATACTCCGGGTGTTCCCGGTCGATCGTGTTGGTTGTCATAGCATTCGCTGTGCTTGCCCGCCAATCGGTGGCAGTGGCTTCAGTTCCTGCCACACCAGATAACCCACCGCGTCCGAAACATGCGTCCGCATCCGATCGCGGTCTTTGTCGAGTTGGTAACCGTCCGTTTTGTAAGTCACTTGTTCAAAATCCTGTATCAGTTCTTTACACTTCTCATCGATAAACAATCCGATTACGCCCGAGGCGGATCGGAGCTTCGCATTGACCAGATTGATTCTTTCCCTCACCGGCGGATTGCACTTTGGCACGTGATATTCCACCTTCAGGTTTGAGTGCGTCGCGAGGTGTTCCTTGATAATGTCGTAATCTGCCGACCCTGTCGTCTGCTGATTGCTCCCGGATGCGTCGCCGCATACCACTACACCGACATCGTGTCGCGGATACCGCTTCAGGAACTCCGCGCACGCTTCCTCTGTGGTCGCCCTGCGAAGGACGATCTCATCCAGCACCCGTACTTGATTTCCGACAATCTGCGCGATTACCGAGCTCATCGGGTCCACGTTGAAGTCCAGCGCCCAGTACAATCGCTCCCATGAATTTAGGCTGAGTGTGGTGACGTGGTCATGTTGTGAGAAAGCGCTGTAAACCCGGCTTCCCGCCATGTTCACGTACTCGCCCAGCACCTCCTGCCGGAAGAATCGGTCGTCGTAGCTGAGTTCCAACCGCTTGTAAAAGTCCGGCACGTGTTCCAGCAGGTGCCGGTTTTCTCTCGGCCGCGCCTGGATGCACTCGTACCCCGGGGCCGGACTGTGTACGAACTTCCGGTAAACCCAGTCGTATCCTTTGGGTGTCCACACCCCAAAACCGCACAGCCGCTTCGCTTTTGGATCCCGTAAACGTCCCTCCAGTCGCAGCCATGCTTCCTCCTGCGTATAAGTCAACTCGTCTACACCGAACCATGCTAAGTTCGTCCCGCGTAGCCGCTCGAAGTCCTCCAGTGCCCGAAACACGATCCGCGACCGCGTGTCGCTCAACACTAGCGTGTTTTCGGCCTTTTTCATTTCGTATGGGATGCGGTTGGCGTCGAGTATTTCCAAAATCGCTACTTGCGTCGAATCTCGTAACATGGGATAAGTCGGAGATCCAATCAGACCCATCCGCCCTTGATTTATGTACGTGAGGCGAATCGCTTCCTGACAGAGCGCTTGGCTTTTTCCGCTCCCGATCGGCCCGGAGAATCCTTTGAACGGCGCTGCCGATTTGTGAAACGCCCTTTGCGCCGGCAGCGGCTCGTAAACTATGTCTCTTCGGCAGATTCTTCTGGCTCTACCCACCTGACCTGAATCTCCTCTGGCTGTTCCTCAAAATTCCTTTCGAGCTGCAACACTTTCAAATAATCGCCAATCGAGGGCTTCACCTCTTCTTTCTCGAGCTTCGTTTCAATGTTTGTTCGCAGAGTCGTGAGGAACTCCGACAGCGTACGCCCCCCCGGCGTCTCCGACGGTTGCGATTCTTCCTCGCAGCCTGTCATCGCGGCTGTATCGCCATGGCCTGTGTTCTTCATCGTGTATCACCCAATAAAAAAGGCCCCGCCATTTCGGCGAGGCCACAGCCCTCTTCTTCCTGATTTGAGACTATCATCGGCTCCGTCGGCATCCGTGCCGGCTTCGCCCTAAAGTGTTGAAAAGAATACTGAGAAAAGTTCTAGAAATCTGTGACCGGCATTTCCCGCCGGCTACAGCGCCCTGTGT